AAGGCCATAGAGAATGGAATGAGGATTTATTTGCATGACCCCTGAGTACGACATTGCCATATTGTTGGCCACACGAGGCCGCACTGACAGCCTGGGTCGCTGTATACATACCTTGATTGAATCCGCTGACAACTTAGATCGATTGCAGTTGATGTTTGCATTTGACAATGATGACACCGCCGGTACTGAGTACTTTCAACAACAGTTACAACCCTGGATGGATCAACGTGAACTCAACTACACCGCCATGCAATTTGATCGTCAAGGCTATCACCGATTGCATGTTTACAACAACAAACTAGCCGAACACACTGATGCTCGTTGGCTGATGATCTGGAACGATGATGCAGTGATGGAAACACAGGGGTGGGACACTGAAATAATGAAACGCGAAGGTGAATTCAAACTGCTGGCTGTGCATACTCACAAAGATCATCCCTACAGTATTTTCCCCATCCTGCCTCGCCGGTGGTATGAACTGTTGGGCTACATTTCGCCGCACAGCGTACAAGATGGTTGGCTCAGTCAACAGGCCTACATGTTGGATATAATGGAACGCATACCTGTTTGGGTATTGCATGATCGTGCTGACATCACCGGCAACAACAACGATGCCACATTCCGCGAACGTGCTGCATTGGAAGGACGTCCTCATGACCCCAATGATTTTCACAGCGTAAAACAAATGGAACTGCGTCATCGAGACTGTTCAACTTTGGCCACGTACATGCATGGGCAGGGACTTGATCTTGAATTCTTTAAGAAAATCTGGACTGGCGAACAAGATCCCTGGGAAAAACTGGCCCAGAATGATGTTAATAAACAAATGGTACAATTTGACAATCCGCACAAGCACTTTACCAAGTGACTTAAATACAAGATGACATATAAACTTGCCTTTGTTCAGCCCAATTTTCAACAAGGGCCAAAAGAATTCAATGCATACTACTTGCCGTATTCGGCTGGGGTGGTATGGAGTTACAGCCTTGCTGATCCCAAGATTCGCGAGCAATTTGAAGTTACAGATTGGATATGGCGTAGAGATGCTGTGGAACCATTGGCACAACGACTGGCTACTAATGAGATTGTAACTTTTAGCACTTATGTGTGGAATCATCGTTACAACTATGCCCTGGCTCGACGCATAAAAGAAATCAATCCCTCAATATTGACTGTATTTGGTGGGCCCGAAGTTGCCATAACTGATCCTGAATTGTTTGTCAAAGAACCGTTTATGGATCTTGTGATTTGTTATGAAGGGGAGATAACTTTTAAACGTGTGTTGGAACATTTTGAAATCAAAGACTGGGAAAATATACCCGGTGTGCTGATCAATAGAAATGGTGAAGCAGTAAAAACACAAGATGCTGAACGCATTGAAAGTTTGGAAGAAGTGGCCAGTCCGTACCTGTCGGGCATCTTTGATCAAATGATTGCTGAACATCCTGAAGTCACATGGCAAGGCACACTGGAAACCAATCGTGGATGTCCATTTGCTTGTACATTTTGTGACTGGGGTAGCCTAACATACAACAAGGTCAAGAAGTTTGAACTGGAACGTGTGTTTGATGAATTGGAATGGATGGCCCGACGCAACTTTGACTGGATCTCAATCACTGATGCCAACTTTGGCATGTTCCCTGAACGTGATGGCATGATTGCAGACAAGATCATTGAGATGCAAGAAAAGTACGGATCACCAAGAACATTCAGTGTGGCCTGGGCCAAGAATCAAAAGAAAGAAGTCATAGACATTGTGAAGAAACTGCTGGATGCACGTGGCTTCAATCAAGGCCTAACACTGTCAGTACAAAGTTTGGACTTGGATGTGCTGGAAAATATTCGCCGTAAGAACATGGAAATGAACAAGCTGAATGAAGTGTTTGAGTTATGCGATCAACGCAACATTCCTGCATACACAGAATTGATTCTGGGGTTGCCTGGTGAAACATTAACAACATGGAAGAAGAACTTCTATGCACTGTATGACTTGAATCAGCACACAGGTATCACTGTGTTCCAGGCACAGTTGTTGGAAAACGCCGAGATGAACCTGTTGCAGAAAAAACTGTTCAAGATCACCAGTCAACCTGTCACTGACTACTTTGCTGGCAGTTACAGTGTGGAACATATTGAAGAAAGCATTGACGTTATCACCGGCACCAAGGACATGCCCACACCTGTTATGTTGGATGCGCAGATCTTTAGTTGGTTCCAGACCACATTCCACATCAATGGCTTTGCCACACTGGTTGCACGTTTTATCAACAAGTACATGGGCATCAGTTACAATGACTACTATGAGGATTTGTTTGAATATTTTATGACCAATGAATGGGTGATAAAAGAAGAAGCCGAAACACGCCAATACTTTGCCAACTGGATGAATACTGGCAAGATCAACCATCCCAAGATTGGTGTAGAAATACATGGCTGGAACATCATTCACAGAACAAGTATGAACATGCACCAAGAAGACCGAGTGGATGAACTGTATGATGTGCTGGAAAAGTTTTTACAACGCTACGACTTGCCTGAGAACTTGCTGGCCAGTTTGATGAAATTGCAAAGAAATTACTATATCAAGTACAATGACAGAAATCAATATCCCATAAATCTTGACGTAGATTATAACATTTGGGATTACCTTAGTTTCAATCAGCCCTTGGAAAAAACTGCCACAACTTATCGATTGGACTTCCCTGAAGATAAAACCATGAGCTTGAATCGTTTCTTGGAACTGTTTTACTTTGCAAGACGACGAAACTTTGGCAAAGCCACAGTGGATCGCATTGGCATTGAAAATGTCAAAGGCACTCGTCGTGGTGCAGGTGCTGCCAAAGCACAAGGCAGTTTCTCAGTGAAGAAAAAACAATTAGTGGTCTAATGTCAAGATTGTTTACATTCGGGTGTAGTTATACCAACTATCGTTGGAGTACCTGGGCCGATTGTCTTGCACCAGAATTTGACTATTTTGAAAACTGGGGGCAAAGCGGTGGCGGCAATCACTACATTTTTAACTCATTGATGGAAGCAGATCAAAGACACAAGTTTGGTAAAAATGACACTGTGATTGTGTGTTGGTCTACTTTTATGCGTGACGATTGGTATGTCGATGGACGATGGCACACTGTGGGAAATATGTATACCACACCAATTTACAATGAAAACTACTTGAAAACTCACGTGGATGACCGAGGCTATGTTATTCGCGACTTTGCATTGATCAAAGGAGCAAAGGCCTTGCTTGAAAATCGAGTTGACGTTGACTGGCATTTTTTAAGCCTTATCAATCTCAAGTTAGGAACACGATGCGAAACTAACCCTGGAGACCCACATGATGTCATGGAGTTGTACTCTGATGTGTTAAACAATATTTTACCTAGTTATCAAGAGGTATTATATACAACTGGTTTTCCAAATCGTATTGATCCACATCCCAGCCCTGCAGAACATTTGGCCTATTTAGACACAGTATTACCAGGTTGGGTGACAAAAGCAGAAACCCGTGTTAAAATGCATGAAGAAAGTATCAATCTAAATAAAGATCCACATAAGTCAGGAATAGCAGAGGTAACAAGATTATGAAATTAAAAGTATCAGAATTATTTTATTCAGCACAAGGCGAAGGACGCTATGTAGGCGTGCCTAGTATCTTCTTGCGCATGTTTGGTTGCAACTTTACCTGTTCAGGTTTTGGTTGCAAGCCTGGAGAGCGTAGCACAGAAGCAGACGAAGTAGCCAAGACTGTGGAGTTGTACAAAACATTTGAAGAACTGCCGTTGGTGAAAACTGGCTGCGACAGTTATGCAAGCTGGCATCCAGACTTCAAACACCTGAGTCCCACATACACAGTGGAACAACTGGTGGACCGGATGACAGCATTGTTGCCCAATGGCGCATGGCTGCAACCCAATGGCAATCCTGTGCATTTGGTAATCACCGGAGGCGAGCCACTGCTGGGTTGGCAACGTGCTTATCCAGAACTGTTGGATGTGCTGGCCGAACGTGGCCTACGACACATCACATTCGAAACCAACGGCACTCAAGACTTAACTCGAGAGTTCAAAGATTATTTGCGTAACTGGTTTGGTGAGATCACATTTAGTGTCAGTCCCAAACTCAGTGTGAGTGGAGAGTCATGGGCAGATGCTATCAAACCTGATGTGATATGGGACTATGAAACATATGGTGTTACCTATCTCAAGTTTGTTGTGGAAAAGGTCGAAGACTTCGATGAACTAGACCGTGCTGTGCATGAATACCGAACACGTGAATTTGGTGGTCCTGTGTTTGTCATGCCCGTGGGCGGAGTAGTAAGTGTGTATGATGGCAACAGGATCAATGTTGCTGACGAAGCACTCAAACGTGGCTACTGGTACAGTCCACGGTTACATGTTGACCTTTGGGGCAACGGATGGGGCAAATAATGGGATTCTTTGATAGATTCAAAACAAAACCTCCTGCAAAAGAGGAAAAAGAAAAAGTTATTCGTGTGCCCAAGGCACCAGAAAAGACTGCTAAGGAAATTGCCACTGAAAAAGGTGAGCCTTATGTGGCCATTATAACCATGGACATTGATCCCAACAACTTACACCAAGGTGCATTTGAACTGGACTGGAATGAGATATTCATTGCTCGACTGGTCAAGGCTGGTTACATGATGAAGCCCACTGATGCTGACTCAGACATTGTGGATCGGTGGTTCCAAAATGTGTGCAGACACGTTGTAATGGAAACATGGGAACAAGAACAAGCCATTCGCAACTCGGGCTCACAGTACGTTCGCAGCCGAGATATTGGCGACGGGCGCAGCGAGATCAGTTGATGGAGCCCATAGCACCACCTCGAACGGTCAAAATATACCAACTGCTGAAACAGAGTGGTACCTATTTGATGAGTACTGGAGTCTCTGGTCCAATAAGTTGGGGCATAGGGTTTTATGCTACACTGCAAGAAGCCGAACACAATCGCACCATGGAACTGTTGAAGAACACTGACACACCAAAACCACAGTATCACATATTTGAATTAGACATACCAACCCCTGCATACCAAGAATCAAAATGATATTCAATCACATCAAAGAACTCAAAGCCCAGGGTAAAAAGATTGGCATCACATTCTCAACATTTGACATGCTACACGCAGGTCATATTGCCATGTTGAGTGAAGCTAAAAATCATTGCGATTACTTGATCTGCGGATTACAAACGGATCCCACCATTGATCGTCCTGACACAAAAAACAAACCCATACAAAGCATTGTGGAACGACAGATACAACTGTCTGCTTGTCGCTATGTGGATGAAGTTGTGGTGTACCAAACTGAACAAGACTTGCGTGACCTATTGCTAATATTGCCCGTTGATGTGCGTATTTTGGGTGTAGAATACGAAGGTAAGAAATTCTCCGGTGATGAGGAATGTTACAAGCGTGGCATTAATATTGTATTCAATGGCCGTGATCACTCATTTAGTAGTAGCAGTCTGCGTAGACGTGTGGTAGCAGCAGAAAGCCATAAAATATTATCCACTCCATGATATTGTATGTGAACGGTTGCAGCCACACAGCAGCCGCAGAAGCGGTTGTGCCAGATGCGTTTGCTGAGGATGATGGACGAGTAGGTATTGATCGGCGTCCGCATCCCTTAAACCTGGCAGCAAGTTGGTGTACACACCTAGCACGAGATCTTGGCCGGACATTGGTTTGCGATGCAGAATCTGCTAGTAGTAATGATCGAATACTTAGGACAACACGTGAGTGGATTGAGGCCAATCCTGACAAATTGAGCAACACATTCATGGTCATTCAATGGACCACCTGGGAACGAGAAGAGTGGTTGCACAATGATACTTATTACCAAGTCAACGCTAGTGGAGTCGACTGGGTTCCAAAAGATTTACGATCACGCTACAAAGAATATGTGGCCAATCACAACTATCAGCAAAAGACTCAAGAATGGTACAAAAAAATTTGGGACTTGCATGTTGAACTATCAGACAAAAAAGTAACACATTTGTTTTACAACGGATGGAGTACGTTTAGTGATATCCCAGATAAAAAAGATTTTGGTAAAAGTTATCTTGGCCCGTACGATCAAAATTTAAGTTACAATTCTGTACTTGTAAACAACGGTTTTGAGTGGGTCACCCCAAATTCTTACCATTTTGATGCCAAAGGCCATTGCTTTTGGGCCAACTATGTGTTACAATACATCAAGCAAAACAACTTGGTAACACACAATGCGCTATCTACTGATTGATACTTCTAATATGTTTTTTCGTGCGCGGCACCAAGCGCATCGTGCCGCAGATACCTGGACCAAACTGGGCTTTGCCCTGCATCTTACGCTGATGAGCGCAAACAAAGTAGCACGTGATCTTGGCGCTGATCATGTGGTGTTCGCACTGGAAGGTCGTAGTTGGCGTAAAGACTACTACAAACCCTACAAAGCCAACCGTGCAGTGGCACGTGGGCAAATGAGCGAGACTGAAGCAGAAGAGGACAAACTGTTCTGGGAAACGTATGATGAGCTGACTAAATACTTGTCTACAAAAACCAACTGTAGTGTTGTTCGTTGTGCCACAGCAGAAGCAGATGACATCATTGCACGTTGGATTGCATTACACCCCCAAGACGAACATGTTATTGTCAGTTCAGACTCAGACTTTGTGCAGTTGATTGCACCCAATGTAAAATTGTACAATGGCATCAACGATCACTTGTTCAGTACCACAGGTGTTACAGACGCAAAAGGCAAAAACTTGGCATTCACCATTGAGAGCAACTCAAAGATCAAAGTTGGCAAAGCCGATGCTAACTTTGTGCCACCTGTTGACTACCAACAGTGGGTGTTGTTCTTGAAGTGCATGCGTGGTGATCCCGGTGACAATGTGTTTTCGGCCTATCCAGGTGTGCGAGTAAAAGGCACCAAGAATCAAGTGGGGCTGACAGAAGCATTTGAAGATCGTGATAAGAAAGGCTATGCCTGGAACAATCTCATGTTGCAACGTTGGATGGATCATGAACAAACGGAACGCAAGGTGCTGGACGACTATGAACGCAACCGCACCCTGATTGATCTTACTGCACAGCCTGATGCAATCAAATCTGTAGTAGATGAAGCCATACGTGAACAGATTAGCCACAAAGATGTGGGCATGGTAGGTGCACACTTTTTACGATTCTGTGGCAAATATGAATTAACCAAACTCAGTGACTTTGCAGAAGCAATTGGTCGCTGGTTGAATCAAACATACAAAGGAGTATTAGATGATCGAAGCCAAACCCATAGTGGATAAAAAGTATTGGATATTGAAGCAAGATGATCGCAAGGTCGGTGTGGTAGAAGCAGAAGCTGACGGCTTTATTGTGCGTATCAATGACCAGATAGGCAAATTTAAAACTATCCCAATGGTGCGAAAGCAAGTGAACATTGAGTTTGCGCCGCCAGAAAAAACCACCCGGCCAGCACCTGATCAGGTGCATGGATTTGAAACAGGATGTAGAGCATTCAATCCCATGTGGGACGTCAAGCATCGGTTGCCACTGTTCACCAAAGAAAACAAAAGCAAATCATGGTATGCCGCCGGTTGGTATGCTGTGAAACAACATCGTGCATGGAAACTGCTTCGCAACCCCAAGTTGATTGTGTTGGAACGTTATCAATATCAAGGTCCATTTCACACTCAGGAGGCCGCACGTGACAAATCCCTCTCTCACTAAAAAATGAGTCTACACATACATCGATTTGTAGACTCGGTCAAAGCACATGAAGCACGTGGACAACGAGACTTCTCCATGCCCATGCGCGATGCCAAGGACTTGCATGCAGACATTACTAAACTGTTGATTACATTAGAACAAATGCGTGAACAACAGTCACGAGGTGCAGAAGTAATAGAAGTGCAGATCACTGGGGGTAGTTTTAAATCTGCATAGTTATTGGCATAAATAAACATGGAGTTTAATATGTCAAGACCAAAGCCAACAGTGCTGATTGAGCACACCAACAAGCAAACCTACAAGACAGAACAAGTGCTGGCTAGCGAAGGTGTGTGGGCTGTGTTCTTTGATACCAAGCCGATCAACTTAAAAACCAGCAACTTGCTCACGCAGTTTCCTGGCCCCAAATACAAAAAGGTATCGTTCTCCAACCCCGGACACGCTATCAACTTGGCTCGCAAACTCAACACCCAATTCCGAACAGACAAATTCAGTGTTGTGTTGTTAACGCAAGGGGATAAAATATATCCCAATGCTCAATAAATTCCAACTCACTCAAGAACTCATACATCATTATCCTGATGCACCTGACTTGGACGAAGCCATGCGTTCATGGTGGCAAAACATACGTGATGACGGCGGTTTGAGATTGACTTACGAAGGATATCGTGTGTTCAGTGACTGCTTGGAACTAAACAGTTACACGTTTGAACTGCCGGAAAAACTGTTGACCCCACGCAACTTGATTGCCCTGGATCGACACATGGCATCACCTTATTACATTGTGAACAATCGCAAGCACAACAACATGGTGATGTTTGGCAGTCGCGAAGCACTAATGGCCACCTTGCACGGCAACATGCAACAATTTATCAACAGTTTGACTTATTGATCTGGTAATACTCAAGTAGTACTCAAAAGGTAGTACTTTTGTAGTACTACATTTCGGTTGACCGAATATGCCCGAAATGCTATAATACACACATGATAAGAAAGAAACGCACCGATCGAACCCACATTGTGTACACAATCCAAATTGGATTGGAGTACTACATTGGTATTACCGCTAAGACTCAGCGTACAATCAACATGTCGCTTCGTAGCCGTGTAAACAAACACATCTACCGTAGCAGAACTGAAGACAAGAGCTGGAACCTGTACGAAGCAATTCGTGCCGCAGGCGAAGCGGCTGTAAACTATGCAATCGTAGACATTGTGCGTGGCAAAGATGTTGCACACAAACTAGAGCGCGAGTTAATACAAAAGTACACACCTGCATTGAACACTGATGTGCGTGTGAAATCGGTTGCACGATAATTCACAAACTGTTATAATAGTCGCATACAAAGCAAAAAGGAGTCGGCAATGGAACAGTTGAAATCTTGGGAAGACATGACGGATCTTGAACAAGCACAATGTACCTATTGGGACATGTACAAGGACGCATATGGTCATCGTCCTCGTTGGATTGACACCACCAAGTGGACCCTTGCGGACTTTGAAGCAGAGTTTGCTTCACTGGCCACTGCTATTGAGCAGGCTGAGGTTGAGCGCAAGGCTGCTGAAGCAGAAGCCATTGTGGCATTTGAAGACCGTGTGCTGAATCTCATGCACACCAGTACCAACCGTGAGCGTGTGATTGCATGGCTCATGGACGCTGAGGGCGCCAATGGCGACTTTGAGTATTTT